AAAACAGAAATAAAAAGCCGCCAGAGGCTCCGGCCGTTCAGGAACCGGAAAAGGCAGAGGCGGCAGCAGGCGAACTCGTACCGGGCAGAGACTTCGATCCTGAGACGGGCGAGGTATTTGAGAACGGTCGCCCACCGGTCGACCAGCCAACAACCACAGAACAGCCGAAAAGTAACCAGCACAAAGTCATTACAATGGGCCCAAAGGCCGTAAACGCATAAGGAGGACGAAACAATGGAAGGAATAAAGGAAGCTATCGCATTTATCACAGGACTGGCAGTAAAAGCCGAGGATCCGAAAACCGTCAACATTAACGGCAAGACATACTGCACGAAGGATCTCGTAAGATATGACGCACCGGAAAAGGCGGCGCCTATCTCCGCGACCACTCTCACCTCACTGGTGGACTACATCAAAGAAAACCGCGAAGAATTGCGCGATCGTATGATTATTCAGGTAGTGAACGAAACAAAGGTACTTTTATACTCTGGCCTGCTTGCTGAGCGCGACCGTGAGACGCTTTTCGAGGTCAACGCCCTGCTGCCTCGTTTTGAATATGGCAGAGAATACGATCAGGAGAGCTTTCTCATTTCTATGCAGTCATGCTTCAAGGAAAGCGACGACCGCGAAGCTGTCACCATGCTGGCGAGCAACATCGTAAACACTCAGGAGGCTACCTTCTCGGATAATGGAACAACCCAGCAGGCAGTTATGAAAACCGGAATAACCACAAAGGACAACGTACTCGTACCGAACCCGGTAAACCTGATCCCATACCGCACATTTTTGGAGGTTGAGCAGCCGGCCAGCGACTTTGTTTTCAGAGTAAGCGAAGGCAGAGGCGGCGCCCCGGTATTCAAGCTCGTGGCTGCTGACGGTGGCGTCTGGAAGTCTCAGGCGGTAGCAAATGTCAAGGCGTACCTCACGGAAGCACTCAAAGACATACCGGACAGAGACAAGATCACAATCATTGCATAATGTCACCGACATAAATGTCGGGATCATCAAGGGAGGGCCCTGCTGCCCTCCCGCATATTGCAGGAGGTTATTCATGGAATTATTAAAAAGCCCATTCTTAAACGATCCGAGCAGCCTCGTGGCTCAGGCTTTTGCTGAAATTTACCCGGGTACGGAATACGAGGCTATACTGGTTGATAAAATCACCACAGAGGACGGCACAGAAATGGTCGGTTGTACCACATTCCCGGACGACGGCACTCTCCCACTCATAGAAGTGGCCGGACATATCCCGGCAGAGGCAGTCCCGGAGATACTGGCTCACGAGCTGGCTCATATCGTAACCGTAGGCGACGAACACGGGCCAGAATGGAAAAAAGCCTTCGAGGCTATTTACAGCAAATACAACGAGCTCGCGATCGCTCGTTTTGGAACTCAGGAACCGGAAGAAAATCAGAAGGGAGGCGATTAAGTGGCAAAATCAAAGAAAACGCTCGAAATCACCCAGACAAAGACGAAGGCCAACCGTCAGGAGATACAGATCAATGACATGGACTACACAACCAGCGCTGAGCCGAAAGCGTTCGCAGACGGCCGGCCGGTTTTTTGCGCACACGACAAAATTGTGCCGATAAAGGAACTCAGAGAAAACCCACTAAACCCGAATAAGCACCCAGACGATCAGATCAGAGCTCTCGCTGCTATCATTAAGGCAACCGGCTGGAGACAGCCGATCACCGTGAGCACCCGATCGGGCCTGATCGTAAAGGGGCACGGCAGACTCGCGGCGGCAAAGTATGGAAAATTCAAAGAGGCTCCAGTCGACTATCAGAACTACGCCAGCGAGGAGGAGGAACTGGCTGACCTCATGGCAGACAACCGGATCGCGGAGCTTGCGGAAATCGACAGCGTAAAACTGGCCGAGGCTTTTGAGGCAGTAGACACCGGGACGATCCCGTTTGAAATGACCGGCTACGAGGAGTCATTCTATCAGGAACTTGCGACAGCTCTATGCGAAGCAGACCACGACAAGGAGGAAACAGACGACGACACCGTACTCCCACCGCCGGAAGAACCAGTCAGCAAGCTGGGGGACGTGTGGATCCTCGGACGTCATAGACTCATGTGTGGAAACTCCACCAACACAAAGGACCGTGAGGAGCTGCTGGCGGGAGCAGAACCGGAGCTCATGCTCACAGATCCACCGTATTGCAGCGGCGGCCACCAAGAGAGCGGAAAGTCTACCGGAAGTATCGGAACCGTAAGAAAAGGCCAGACAGACGCGCCGAAGATTGCAAACGACATACTCAGCACCCGCGGTTATATTAAATTATTGACCGCAGCCTTCGAGGGTATCACTCCTCTATTTGCTTATGTGTTCACCGACTGGCGAATGTGGATCTATTTGTATGACATAATCGAGAAATCAGGCTTCGGAGTCCGTTCGATGATCGTATGGGACAAAGAGACACCCGGCATGGGCGTCGGCTGGAGGAGCCAGCACGAGCTCTGTCTGTTCGGTAGCAGAGGCAAGGCGAAATTTGACGGCCACAAAGGCTACGGCAATGTTTTGAGGTGCAGCAGGTCCGGGAATGAGTTACACCCGACACAGAAGCCCGTCGAGCTTATGGAAATGATACTCGACAACATGGACTTTGTAAAAACGGTTTACGATCCGTTCGGAGGCAGCGGGACCACTCTCGCAGCAGCAGAAAAGACCGGCCACACCGCCTACCTCATGGAATTAACGCCCGGCTATACCGACGTAATCGTAAAGAGGTATTTTAGGATCACCGGCAACAAGGACCAGATCCAGCTCATAAGAGACGGATCCCCGGCAGATCCGGCAGTATACGCCGAGATTTTCGACGATGTAGGCATAAGCTCAGAATACAAGGAAGGAGAATATGAATAAATGGCAAAACAGAAAAAACCAAGCATACCGCCAGAGATCAAAAGCTACATAGACGAGGTAGCGAAGAAAACCGCGGCAGCAGTCTCGGACGCATACAAACCGTTACAGCAGCCGCAGAACGCAAAGGCAGCGTTCAAAAACACCGAGGCTCGTCTCTATGCCCTCCCGGTGCTGAAGGTCAAGATTAAGGACGACGAGGAAAAGATCGAGGAACTGAGAACCTACGGAACCCCGGCGAGAAGCAAGTCGATCACCAGATTTTCAAAGAGTAGCACCCGCATGGATCCAGAGGAGGCCCTCGAGGCCATTATCAAAGACAAGCAGGCCTGCATTGAGTCGGATCAGCACGAAGTCGATGTTCTCGAGGAAGCCCTCGAAATCATCAAGCCAGATCCGTATTATGAGTCAGTAAGCGGCCGCTACTTCGAGGGGCTTGACAATGAGGCCATTGCTGAGTCACTGGGCTGCGACGCAACAACAATCTGGAGGAACCGCCAGCGCCTTATTAAGAGCCTCTCTGTCCGCTTGTATGGCACGGCCGCCATTGATTAGCCGCCGCCGGCAGCAGGCTGAGCGTGCAATTTACCGGTGCAAAAAAGATGCAATTTACTTTGAAATTGAGCCGTGTTATAATTTTTACAATGCAATAAATGGGTAAAGAAACCGCGCGAGAAAATCGGGCGGTTTTTTGCTGCCGTTTTCAGGCTGAGAGGAGGCGATCACACATGGCAGCCACCAGAGGAACAACCACTTGTATGCTGTCAAATTATGAGGAGCTCGTCAAAACGCTGGACAATATTGCAGGGGTAGACGCTGAAAAGGTAATAAAGAAATGCACCTCAGACGCAAAGAGCCGAGCGCAGGCGTGGGTATCTGCTGCCGTGTGCGAGGTTTACGCTATCAAGAAGGCTGACGTAAAGGCGGCGCTTGACGGCAAAGGAAAAGGCGGCGGCCAGCTCAAAGTCGAGGGCAACCTCGTCGAGTCCGTTGTATTAACATACAAGGGCCGAGTCCTGACTCCGACGCATTTCAAAATGAAGCCCACCCAGCGGAAGCCGAAGCCATACCGAGTAAGTCAGGAAGTATTCAAGGGCCAGCGGAAGAACCTGCCGGCCGGCGTATTCCTTGCCAGCTCAGGAGGCGAGGGCTCTACACAGATACCATTCCAGAGGGAAAGCGAAAGCCGCTACCCTATCAAGAGCATAAAGACATTGAGCGTGCCGCAGATGATTGAAAACGAAAAGGTGCAGCCACTCATACAGCAGAACATTGACGAGGGCCTCAGTAAGCGACTTGAGAACCACGTCAAGCAAATGCTCGCCAAAGCTCAGGGGTGAGCCCTACGGGGCGCACACGCAGCCACACGGGCACCATACACCACCAGAGAACCAGAGGCCAACCACTCCACACCATGCGAGCGGCTGGCCTCTTTCTATATGCTCAGCACTCTAAGACTGAGCCACCACATCAGGCGCGGCAAGCTGGCCCAGACATGGACCACCCCCAAAGGCCACGCCACACCAGAGGCGCAGCCCCGGCAGTAGGCCCGGGCAAGCCGAGG